CCTCTAGTTTTAAAACCAGCAGGTAAGTTAGCTAAAGTTCCAGCATCTAATAATTGTCTTAATGCAACAGTAGCTGTACGTGACAAACCACCAATCATATGAATTAAACCTAAACCATAAAAACCCATACCTGGTAAAAATTTAAAATGTACAAAATAATCTTTTTTCTTTTTTAACTGATCTTCTGCTTCAAAGTTTCTTCTAATAGATAAAATTTTTCCATTCGCTTCATCCATAGTAATGATGTAAGGCAGTTTAATTCCAGTGGGCTCACCATCTTCAGGATTCACATCTTCGTATCCTTCCAAATCTACGTTGACATGCATTTCTAAAATTGTGTACATGTCTTCACTACCATTTTGAGTAATGCCTTCTAATTCTAATTCTTTTTGTTTTAATTGATTTTCTGTAACCGGCGGTTCTCCCAAATCAATGTCTTTGTAAAAGCCATTGATTTGTTGTTTACGTAAATCATTTTGAGAAATACGTATAACATGGATTACAGCTTCCGCATCTTCTAATGAGGTAGCAGAGTACGGCACCACTAAATCGTCAGCGGGTATAAATTTAGAAACAGCTCTACCTAAAAGATCATCATAGTAAACTTTCTTAAAGGTAGAACCACTTAGGGGTAGATAGAAAAGCATTTGATCAAACTCTGGTTCATACTCTTTCATCTGATCCATAATTTGATAATTCATAAAATCTTTAACACGTTTAGATTGCTCTTCTTTAGGAACATTAATATCTCCTAAAATTTGAGTTCTAACCGGACCTTCTGCAGGTAATAATTCTTTGTAAGCTTGTGCTTGAAATTGTGTTACAGCTTCTGCAAGCACTGGGTGAGTAACTGAACTTGCACCTCTAAAAGGTTCTGTTCTAGTTATATATTTAAATCCAAGTAGACTTAATCCTTCTTTATAACTTTCTTCCCAATCTTGTCTTGATTGTTTGTAATCTTTATACTTGTCCATTAGTTCTGAACCTAATGAATCTAAATCTTGATCATCTATAAATTCTGCTAAGTTAGCATTGTGGTCTTGACCCCCTTCAGGATCTGTTTCATTTGGATCAAAGTTAATAGTTGCACTACCATCTTCTTCCATTTCAATTTCTGTTTTTCCATCCATTGATGTATCAGTAACAGCTTCAGTAGCATCTACTGTTTCTTCCTCTGGAAGATCTATTTCAATTGGATTATTTGGTAAACTTTTGTCTATTTCAGCCATGGGCTATTCTATCCTCTATTCTTGATTGATTCAACACCTGAAAGGTGTGTATCAGTTGTTTTATTAAAAGTCAATGTTGGTGTCATCCATCAACATATCGTTGTATATTCCCCTATCGTAATCACTCATTTGATTCATTTTCTCAATCTCATCTTGTGCAAATTCATAATAGTCTTTTCCTAATCCTGCTGCTGTCATTGCTGCGCCGATAGGAGTTCCCATTCTTAATAACTTACCTGCACCAATTCCCATCATTCCTAATCCAGCCATAGGATCTGCTAATGCTTCTGGTAAACTTTCACCTTGATCCATATTTTCTTTTACTGTCATAGCAGTTGTAGCTATTCCTGCAGGTGCTGCTAAAGTTTTAATTAAACCTTTTAATAATGCACTGCCGGGTTTTGTCATACCTGCTGCTCCTACTGCACCAGCTACAGTTAGTGGTTCGGGATTATCTGCTGCCCATTCTAAAAGATTTGATTGTGAAGCAACATCATCACTTCCTGTTTTTACAATTGAACCAATAGTTGGATTATAAGTTATAGCGGCTTCTGCTTCATTACCAGTTGCCATCATACCACCCATTATCGCAGCGGGGATTGCGGTCTTTGCTTTACCAAAGTTTTTAAACATGTTAAGCATTTTAGATTTTTCTGGTATAGGAGCTTTGTCTGCGGTTGTTACTCCTTCTATATTAGTTAAATCTTTAACTTCTAAAACATTAGGACTCATTCCTATTTTTTTAAACAGAGATTTAATATCTGTTCCTGTTGATCCATATGTTTTTTTACCAAATTGTTGTGCAGTATCGGGTCCTATTCTATTTATAGCATTTTTAAGAAATTTCTTTTTTTCATTAAAACCTACATTTTTATTTACTAAACTAGAATATTCTTTATTAAATTTTTTGTTTGTTATTAAACCTAAATTTTGATCAGCAAAAGTAAGTTGAACTTTAAAAGGATCTGATCCTACTCCTGCAATGTGATGAACATGAAATGTATTTTGTGGATTTCTTAAACCAGGTCCCTTATATTTTTTTCCAAAATAAAGTTTATTAATATCTTCTCTTAATCCTGACTTCGCTATGTCTGATTTGATTTTATAAGGTTCTATAACTGAATCAAAAGTTACTCCTTTTATTTTTCCAGAATTTAAATATTTATCAACATCGTTATATCCAAAAGTTACTCCTGTTTTAGTATCTAAAAATTTTCTTGATTTAAATGCATCGTAACTTGATCCTGAAGCATAAGCAGGTCCCTCTACTAATTTTATTCTGTTTCCTTCTACAGAAGATCTACCAATATCTTTCCATAAATCATCTTTAAAAACTCTAGAAGATGGTTCCATTTTATAAGAAGCATAAATTTTATCTCTATACTTTTTATCTCTTGCTCTTGCATTTATTCTATCTTGTTCTGTTTCTGTAGCTTTTCTTCTTTTATATAATTCTTGTCTTTCTTCATAAGTATATCTATCTGTAAAAGGTAAAGATTTTTTTTGAGTTCCGGTAGGTTTATAAGATTTTCTAAATGTAATATTTTCAGCATCTTTTATTTTTTTTAAAGTAGATTTATGAATATTATATTTTTCTTTAATTTCCTTTTCAGACATAGTTAATGCATCTATTTTAATCTGTGGAATTAAATCGTAAGTAGATTGTTTTATATTTAAAGGATTGTTTCCTGTGAATTGATTAGGCATATTTACCTTATCGATTTGAAGTCTACATCAACTTTGTTGTAGTCTACCATTAGATAACCGCTGTTGTGTTTAACAGAAGCCCATGGTACTTCGTGAGCCATTACTCCTTGATAAACTGTAGGATCATTTAGATATGTAAAGTTGTAGATGTTAATATCTGATTTAGATTTTCCAACTAACTCGATGTTATCTTTTAATCTTATATCACTAAAGCCCATACTATTAAATCCTCCACCTTGTTGAGAACTATTTTTTCCGGAGCTTTTAGAGCCTCCCGAACTAGCTCCACCACCTTTTCCGCCACCACCGCTAGACTTATTACTACTCTTGTTACTACTCTTGTTACTTTTACTTGAACCACTCCAACCTGTAGAAGTGTGTGGGTTGGGATTTCCTCCAGTGTATCCTTTTGATTTACCATATGCAGAATTAGGATTAACCGTAGATGCTCCAGTTTTAGAATCATTTTTAGAAGCATTTTTATTAATATTATTTTCTTGTTTATCAAGGTTCTTTTGTATCTCTCTAGTTTCTTTTCTAGTTTTTGCTGAAGCAATTTGTTTTTCAATTTCTTTTTGTACTTGTATATTTTTAAATTTGTTAATCCCCATAGTGCCTAAGAATGAAAATGGATCACTAAAGCCTAAAGTTTTAAGTGCTTTATTAGTGATAGCATTTGTACCCATTTTTGCTATATCAGAAAGACTAAAATTTAAAGCTTTGTCAACTAAACCTGCTAGTATTCCTTCAGCTTCTTTTTTCTCTTCAAAAGAAGGAGTGTACTTACCACCAAACGGATCTTCTACATCTGGATCTTGAGCAAGTCCAATACTTGGAGGTGCACTTAATATTCCTGTTTGGTTTGTTAAGTCTGGTGCACCAGTAATTTGAAAATCACCTATGTTACTTGGTTTAGAAAGATCTTCAATTGATATTGATTCATCTACAGTTGTAGATGGACCGGCGATGTCTCTCATGTTTGGTCTATCTATCGTTGTAATACCACCTGTTGGGCTTGAAGTTATTTGACCTCTGTTTCTATCTGTAATTCCTCCAACTAATCCTTGTTCTTCAGAAACTATTCTTGAATCACCTGTAGGATTTCCTCTGTCAATTATATCTTCATTAACAGCTATTTCTTCTCCTGCAATATCTCTCATGTTAGGTCTACCAAATCCTGTACTTCCTAATTCTTCAGAAACTATTCTAGAATCATTTAAAGGATTTCCTCTGTCAATTATATCTTCATTAACAGGTAATTCAGTTCCTGCAATATCTAACATGTTAGGTTTGTCTGATGAAATTATTTTTTCTAATGTAGTTTTAGGAGTTATCTGACCTCTCATACTTTCTTGACCTGATAGATCATTCATGGCTTTTATTTCTTCTAGCGTTAAACTTCCCTTGTCTGCATTCGCAGCAGCAATACCTGCATCAATTTTTTTATCTCTAGTTTTTGTAGTAATAGTTGGACCGGTCCGATCGTGACTGGGAAAC